CACACAGCACTCCTCCAGCTCCTGATCTGCGCCCCATTGGGCGGCTTTAGCGCAAACAGCGACGAACCAGCGCGGAGATGATTTGATTTCTTCTCCGTCTTCGTAGCACCACTTGCTCACCAGCTCTGGCGGTGGGGTGATGGGATGTTGTGTCATTGGGCCTGCGGCTTAGGCGGATCAAACCGCAGGTAAGTGGTCTCTTGCTTGGTGGCAATGCCGGCCACCTGTTCGCGCTCTTGCAGTTCCTTGACGGCATTGCTGTATTTCCAGCTAGTACGCGTCACCGGCAGCAGCCGGCAATTGAGCACGTAATAGGAGCCGTCTTCCCCTTCATAGGGATCCAGCAGACCATTCGCTCGATATTCATCGAGCTGCGCCTGGTGGCCCCTGAGGTCTTCCTCGCACAGTTTGATGGTGAGCTTGAGCTCGCGGATCTGTTGAATAATGCGCTCGACTTCATTCATGGTCATGCGTTCTTTCTGATGAGTTGACGGCGTTGGCGTAGGTGATCAAAGGCAAGGCGCCGAGCATCGACGTTATAGGCCTGAGAAATGGTGAACAGATCGCGTTCGAGGCTGATGTCGTCTGGTGTCTTGAGATCGGTGTAAATCCAAGCATGGTTAATGATGTTGGACATCAAGCTGATGGCATCGCAGACCGTTGAGGGGCTGTTGAGCAGATCAGCGAGGGTGATCTCTTCCGCCAGCTCGCAAACGCGATCAGGCATAGGCAGGCGTGGCGGAAGAAGGGGATCGTTCATCGCTTGTATCGGCTGGCTGGGATGGTGTGACAGGACTCGAGAAACTCGATGTAGTAGGCCCTGAGGTGTGGATCCTTAAGGTCTGCTGAGAGAAGCTCAAGGTCCAACGCCGAGACCACTGGCCGGGATGGTGGTGAGCTCTGACTGTTGTCCAGTTAAATGAAGGCGATGCTGGGGCAGCGGTTGAGGAGCCAGATGAGGATGCGTGCTAGCAGTCCGAGTTCCATGGTCGAAGGCGATAATGCCGGTGAACAGGCCTAGTAGAAGGCCGGCAGTGATGTAGCGGTCGAAGTTCATGGCTGAATGTTGTAAAGGGCCCCGGAGGGGCCGGTAATGATCAGGCGCGGAAGGCACCGTCTTTAATCAGGCCTTTCCAAAAGCTGCGAGCTTCTTCGCGAGTCATCTGAAAGTTGCCGGTGATTTGCCAGCGGTCCGTGCGGCCGTTGAGGGCCTTACGAAGCACGCTTACGCCGAACTGGTTGGGGGTGAATCCGAAGGTCTGGCAACCATCAAGGCAAAGAGTGTGAGTCATGAGTGTTGAGTGATGAATGGCCGGGCTGCCCGGTGTCACCAGTATGGCATACCATCCACCATCGTCAACCATCAGACCGACGTGATCGCCCGATATCGCCTCAACAGCTCCGCATCCTCACGCTCACGCCAGTAGCGCAGCCGCTTCTCAAGCTTCCCCGTCACCACTGGCATCACGCTGCGCTTGTCGTGATCGCAGTCCAGCGCCGGATCGTTGTCATACCAGTCGTCTACAGGCATGGCTCAAACCTCCAGCAAGCTGGCCTGCTTGGCCGATTCCGCAACCTGCAGATTTTTCACTGCGCAGCCGAAGTAGCTCGGCTTCAGCTCAAACCCAACGAACTTGCGCCCCTGCTCAAGGGCCACAAAGCCCTCGCTGCCAATGCCCGCAAACGGGCTCAGCACTACGTCGCCCGGATTGCTCCACAGCTGCATCCCGCGTCGGATCACATCGAGCTGCAGCGGGCAGATATGGCGCTCATCCTCATTGGCCCGGGCGCTCCGATACTGCAGCGTGTCCGATGGATTGATGTCCATCCATACCGGACTGGCATACCGCTGCCAGATGTTGATCGAGTCCTTGATCTCGTCGCCCGTCTTTCGCGGGCCGTTCTCGCCTGCAAACTCCGTGAACGGGCCAGCGCATGGCTCCGGATTGTCACCCAGCTTGCGCACGGTCACCAGATAGTCAGGGATGCCCTGGCGGCTGAGCGCTGAATCCTTCCGCACTTGCTTGTGCAGCAATCCGATCGCCTTGGTGCGTTGCATCGCGGTGACCGGATCCTTCCAGATGCAGACCTCGCTATGGAAGACGAAGCCAGCAGCCTGGAAGATGCGCAACATGTCGCCGCGGAAGTCCTTCACGCCGATAAATCCATCGCGCTCCTTGCTGCTCGGCAGGTTCATGCAATGGAAGCTAATTAGCCGGCCAGGCATCAGCACGCGGTGCAGCTCCTTCGCCAGGAAGACGAAATGATCGAAGAATTCCTGATCGTCTTTGCTGTTGCCCATGTCCCGCTCGCTGTTGGAGTAGGTGTAGAGGGAGGCAAAGGGCGGGCTGAAGATGCTGTAGTGGATGCTGTCATCGTCCAGCTTGCCGATGCTCTCCACGCAGTCACCGAGATACAGATCCCAATCGCTGCCGCTTTGGTGATCAGTGACATGTGGCATGACCTGCCGCTGGATCTTCTTGAGTTGTTGCATGGTTGATTCCTTCATGATGGAAACCATGGCCTCAGCCATGGCAGTGCTTTCGGACTCCTTGCGCCTGATGTTCTGCACCACGGAGCCCTCGGCTACGTCGTAGATGATGTGGGCCTGGACCGGCTGCTGTTGGCCATAACGCCAGCACCTGCGGATCGCCTGATAGAAGGCCTCGTAGCTGTGTGACAGGCCAACAAATGCGACGTTGTGGCACTGCTGGAAATTCATCCCGAAGCCACAGATGCTGGGCTTGGACACCAGCACGCGAATGGTGCCCTGCTGGAATCCGAGCATGGCGTCCTCCTTGTGCTGATCTGAATCAGACCCGGTGACCTGCACAGCGCCATCAATGGCCGCGGCCAGGGCCGTGCTCTCATCGTTCAGATCACACCAGATCAGCCACTGCTCGCTGTTGCTGTTGGCCAACTGCGCAGCAGCATCAACGCGAAGCTGCAGTGATGCCTTGCGCACCTGGCGCTGATCGCTCAGCGTCTTGGCCTCCATGGCGAATATGCCCATCTGGCCGCTGTCATCGGTGACCGCATCTCGTGGCGTCTCTACGGTGCAATCGCTGATCTCAAGGGCAGGCAGCGTGAAGGTGTCATCGCTGTAACCAAGATCTGATGGCTTGCGGATGGTGACGGCCCAACTGCAGACCCATTCCCAGAACTTGGATTGCGCGTGTCCCTTGAGGCGCCACTTGGCAGTATCGCCGCCATCGTGAACGAAGAACATGGCCAGCATCTCGGTGCGGGTCATGACGCCAACAAACTCGGCATGGTTGCCAAGCTCCATATAGTCGTTCGGCGCTGGTGTGGCGCTGCAGGCCAGACGGAATGGCGTCTGCGCGAATGACTCGATGATCTGGTTGCGGATCTTGCCGGTGTAGGACTTCAGGATGCTGCTCTCATCGAGCACCACGCCAGAGAATCTGCTGGCATCGAAGTGGGCCAGCTTCTCGTAATTGGTGACCGTGATGCCGGGCTGGACATCGGCCTGCGTGGCGGCAAAGTTGCAGCTGATGTCGAACTTGGCACCCTCTCGCACGGTCTGATGAGACACGGCGAGCGGGGCCAGGATCAGGACATTGCCGCCAGTGTGCTGATGCACCTGGTGGGCCCACTCGAGCTGCATGGCGGTCTTGCCCATGCCGCAGTCAGCCCAGATGCAGAACCTGCCAACACGGCAGGCCATGGTCACGATGTCCCGCTGAAAGGAGAAGAGCGGAGCGATGAAGTGGTCAGGGTCAAAGCCAACGGCCTCGATGGCGCGTTGCTTGCCAGATAGAAAGTCTTGGTAGGTCATTCAGTCGACGCACCAACGGCGTGCAGTTGTGTGGCTGATGCCAAGGCGCTGGCCGATGGTCCGATAGGACTGGCCAGAACGGTGCCAGCGGCGTGCCCGCTGCTGTGGGCTCTCAGTGGCCCAGAGGATGATCACCAGGGGGATGGTGATCAGTGCTAGCAGCGTGGCTACCAGGCAGGTGATGGTTGCCATCGATTGAGTGATGAGTGGTCGCCGGGCCAACCGGCGTTGCAGGCTTAGTCAGGCCTTGTTGCGCTCGGGTTTAACGGCCTCGTGTGCGCTGTTCGGCCGGCGGTTGAGTTTTGCGAGTGGGCCGCTCCCCTCGTATTGGCCACTATGGCATACCATGCTGCAGGCGTCAATCGGCCCCGTGCTTGAGGCTGGGAAAATGTCCGGGCCCGCTGCTGCTGCTGCTGCTGCTGTGCTTGCGCTGCTCTGGCGGCACCCATGGGCGATCGATCATGTCCAGGAAGGTCGCCGAGTAGCCCGGCGGGTCGAGATCAGGCCGCCGCGTGAAGATCGCCACCCAATCCGGCTGTGGCATCAGAAGCCCCGCAACAGCTCCGCAGCCTGATGCTTCTCCCATGCCTCTTGCCATGCAGTCATGCATTTGCCTGTGTCTTCCACCTTCAGCTCACACTCGCCCGGTGCAGCAACCAACGTCGCGCAGCGGTCGATCGTGATCGTCGGCCACCAGTTAGCCAACATCGACGCATAGGCGCCAAGCTGCGACGTTGCCGGCTTGCGAGACTTTAAGGCTGCAGCGGTGGTGACCGTCTTCAAATCGCCCAAGATCGTCTGCCCCTCAGCAGTGCGCACCAGGAAGTCGAAGCTGCCGCCAACCCGCTTCAGCGGATCACAGAGCCTGGCCTCAACCGCGAGCACCGTGCAATCCCTGAAAAGCCAGTGATCGAGCAGTGGCTCGGCCCATGGCGCCCAGCGCTCCTCATAGCTCACAGATTGCAAAACGCCGGCGTCAAATGCGGCAATACCTCGCAGCTGTTGCTCCAGGATCCCGTGGACGGTGTTCCCGCGCAGCTCCCAACCGTCCGGCCCATCCTTCGTGCGCTCGATCTGTTTGCGGGCCGCCTCGCTGAGATCGCTGATCACGCCAGTAACGCTGAACGGCAGCCAGTCACCACGGAAGCAGTAGCGGTGGGCCTGATCGTCAAACACCAGCCCCTCGATCGGCGGCAACAGCTCAGTGCTCATCGAACAACGGCCCCAGGTCTGACTTCAGCGGGCCCTGCGTCCAGCTGGCCGGCAGCCCGATGGTGGTGAGCAGCGATGCCCGGCGCTGCGCCTTGGCAATCTCCTCAGGCGTCATGGTCTGCGCTATCAGCTCCTGCTGCCGCCGGTAGCCGGCCCACATCGGCTCCATCTCGCCGGTGCTCTTGTTACGCCGCTGCGCAAGCCGTTTCATTTTTCTCTCAATACCCTGAAACCGTAGCGCGATCCATTACAGACCGCTACGGTGCGCCAGCTTGAGATCCCCATGGCACAGCCCGTCAACGTCCGCCTTCCCGATCGCATCCTTCGCTGGCTTGATCAGCAGGCCGGTGACACCTCCACCCGTTCTCAGGTCATTCGCTCGCTACTCGATGACGCAATCAAGCAACAGGCAGATCCAGCTCCTGCGAAAGGCCGTCGTTGACGCCATCACAGATCACGCCATCGCAGATACCTGGCCCTGCCCGCAAAACCCTCGCAGGCCATGCCCGACCCTGTTCGCCCTCTGGCTTTATGACCTCGATCAACGGCCCGCTGCCCTTCGACCAGGCCGCCGCAAAAACCTTCCTCAGCCTCCTAGGTAAACATCCACACGAAACCCGCTTACGAGGATTCCTCCCATCAGGACACCCGCTCAAATCCACCGACACCGGCCGCAAATCAGCGTTCTCAGCCGCAGCCGTCACCAGCTGGCAGCAGGAAGGCCGCGGCGTCTACACCGTCATCAATAACGGCGGTGACACCGACGCACAGATCACTTCATGCAATGCCCTGTTCTGCGAATGGGATGACCGCGACGTCTCATGGCAGATCACAGCATGGCGTGAGCTGAATCTCCCAGAGCCATCCTGCATCGTTCTGACCGGCGGCAAATCAGCTCACCTGTACTGGCGATTCACAGCACCCATACCCGTTGAAACCTGGCGTGATCTGCAGACACGCCTACTCGAGTACGCGGATGCCGATCGCACCCTCAAGAACCCATCACGCGTCATGCGCCTGCCGGGTGCCTGGCACCTGGGGCCCGATGGCAAGGCCAACTCTCAAACCGTAATCCTGGGCCAGCCATCTGGCCGCTCCTACACCATCGAGGCCTTTGAGCAGATCCTGCCCTCGCCGCAAGTCGTCACCGAGCAGGCCCAGGCCCGCGCCTACCGCCTGCCCCTCGACTTCCCATCACACTCACTCTCCGAGATCCAAGACGCACTGCATTACATCCCGCAGGCAATCCCGAATCAGAAGCAATATCCCTTCTACCGCAACCTGATGTGGGGCCTCATCAGGGCTTGCGAGGAAGCCGGCGGCACTGCTGATGATGCCATTGCCTTCATGTCAGCTCACAGCCCACGCTTCGCTGAAGTGCGGCAGGTGGCACGCTCTGCCTTCTCCCACGTCAACGCCTCGACCTTCTGGTACTGGGCACAACACCACGGCTACAAGTCCAGCAAAGCCACAGAACCTTTTGATGCCTACAGCCCTGCGCAGCGCAAGGCCGATGCACAAGAGGCCGCAGAAGCCGCTGATCTCTCCTACACCGACCTAATCGAGCTCCTGGTAGAGGCCTATCGCATCTCAGACCTCAACGCTGAAGTAGAGCTAACCGCTCAGATCAAAACTCGCTTCAAGCGCAGCGATGGCCAGATCATCTCCTCGGTCATGCGCGCACTCACCCCACAATCCACCACCACCGACACCGCAACGGTTGATCTTGATCAGGTTAACTCGCTCGAATATGCAGCCGATGGTTGGATCATCGCCAACAAACCTCAGCTCCTTTATGCCTCCTATGGCGGTGGCAAAACCACGCTGATTGTTGAGAAGGCCATCGCCATCTGTGAAGGCCGTTCTCTCATCGAACGACGCACCATCACACACCAGCCCGGCGCTGCATTGATCATCGCCACTGACTCTGGCCTTCAAGCACTGAAGACCACCATCCAACAACTTCAATACGACGATCACCCAGCCCTAGATCCAGCCAACCCACAGCTATTTCTCTGGGGGCAATGCACTGAACAAGGCATGAACGCATGGGTCGCTGATGTTCCTGGCATCCTCAGACTGCGCCGTTTCGTGGAGCAGCACGGCATCAGATACGTAGCCGTTGACTCGGTGAAGACAGTGTGCGCTGGTGGTGGCTTCTCATATCTCGATAACGACGCCGTAAACAACTTCATCGCGCTGATCGACCGCACGATCTGCGAGCCGCTGAACTGCTGCGTCGAGTTCGTCTCCCATACCGGCACCGAGAAGGGCAGCCACAGCGGCGCCAAGGCTTGGGCAGAGGCGCCCTCCATGGTCTGCCGCCTCACACCCGCCTACGACGAAACCAGCGCCGATGGCGGCCAGAACGTCGAGCGCAAGCGCATCGGCGTCAAAGCCGAGTTCCTGAAGGATCGCGCGTCCATGGATGGGCAGCGTGTCGTCACATATTCGCTCAGAGAGGCCCAGGGGCTCCTGGAACCGCTGCCAGAGGTGGAGCTGGTGGGGTCATGCCGGGAAGCCATTACAGCCGCCTTACAGGCCGCCAGAGAGGCCGGACGCGATGGGATGCGCCTAGGTGACCTGCAGAACCAGATCGCTGGCAAACACGGCCGCAGTGCCAAGACCGTCGCCAACACCCTCAGCGCCATGTGCGCTGGCGCATCGCCGGCCGTTGTCAGGCCGAAAGGGATGCGCGGCATCTACGCCCTGGCACAACCCACAGCCGTCTCAAAGCAAGACGCACGAGTCTCAGCAGATAACTCTCTCTCTATAGGGGGTGACTCTTTTCTCTCTTTTGGGATAAAAGATCTGAGATCCACTGCTACGACTGAAAAAAACGATCCTGAAGAAACTCCCGATTTATCCCGATCAAAAACCCTTCCCCTGAAAAGCCAGTCCACCACTCAATCTCCAAACTCCCAACTTCCTCCCGATTCCTCCCGACACGTTCTCCCAAACTCCCGCGAACTCCTCCCTCCTCCCGAAGGGATGGACCTGCGCGCGTGCGCGCCTGCGCCTGCGCGCGCGTTATATATTGACCATTCCGCTTCCAATCCACTGGATTACGACCCAGAAGCTCAGTTCCCCTTTTGATCCTCCCTACCCTCCACCTGGGGATCACCCGGACGATGAGAGCCGCGCCCCAGCTACCCACCGCTGGGGCCTTCACTCCATGCTCTCCATCACCACTGACACCTCAGGACTCACCAAGCTCCAGCGCTTCCTTGGTGCCTACAAGAACCAGCTCCCCTTCGCTTCCTCTGTCGCTCTCAACCAAACCGCACGCGACGTGCAACAGGCCTACAAAGCACAGACCAAACAATCATTTATCAAGCCCGTTGCCTTCACCATTAACGCCTTCCGCTACAACAAGTCCACCAAAGCCAACCTCCTAGCCACCGTCTACCCAGCCCAAGACCGCGGCTACCTCAACACACAGATCTTTGGTGGCCGCCGCCGCTGGAAGGACTACGAAGGCCTCATCCGCGGTCTCGCAGCCTCCCAAGGCAAACCACTCCCCACCGGCAAACTCATCCCCACCTCCCTCGCACAGAACGCCGCCGGCAACCCAAAGCGCCGACTGTTCGGTGAGCTTCAATCCAAACTCTCCACCACTGACCGCGGCGGTTACTTCATCGGCACCCCACGAGGCTCAGGCCGTGAGCCTGGCGTCTACCGCCGCTCCCGTGGCCGCCTGTTCCCATACTTCCTCGTCTCAACATCCGAACCCAACTACGACAAGCGATTCCCATTCGAGAAGCTCGGCAACGACACAGTGCGTCGCGTCTACACCACCCACCTCTCCCTCGCTCTCGATCGCGCTCTCGCATCAGCTCGCTAGCCCCCGATCAACGGGTCCCTTTCGCGCCGCACAATGTGGGTGATCCAGCGTCTCGATCTTTTTCTAGCCGAAGACTTGGAAGCCGCTAAACCCCTGCGCCGCAGTGGATCTCGCCAATGCGCATACAATGCTTCCATCAGGAGTTTAGCGAGCAGTTAACTTAACTCCAAACCGCTTAACTCTGTGCTGATCACCTTCGCTGAACTGGCGATGATCAAGGGCTGCACCAAGGCGGCAGTCACGCACGCCAGCAAAAGCCGCATCGCTGCAGCAGTGGTGGAGAAGGACGGCAAGCGCTGGCTGGATCGTGATCTTGCTCTCGAGCTTTGGGACAAGAACACCCGGGCCACACCCGGCAGCAAGGTGCGTCAGGCAGATCCCATCGAGCCATCACCTGATTCACTACCGCACCGGCCGCGGCCTGCTGAGTTGAAGCAGCTGATCGACGCGCTGCCAGAAGATCAGATCCCTGACCTCAATGAGAGCCGTGCCAGGCACGAGCACTACAAGGCGGAGAAGGCCAGGCTCGAGGCGCTCCAGGGCCGAGGTGAACTGGTGCCTGCTGATGAAGTCAAGGCCGCTGCGTTCAAGCTGGCCCGTGGCGTGCGCGACAGCATCATGGCCATCCCCGATCGCCTTGCTGCGCAGCTGGCTGGCACCACCGACGCACGCCAGTGCCACACGCTGCTGACTGAAGAGCTACGCATCGCACTACGGAGCCTGGCTGATGGCTGATGCTGCCCTGATCTATGCCGAGGCCTTTCGTGAGGGTCTGCGGCCTGCTGATCCAATGACGGTGGCGCAATGGGCTGATCGCCATCGCGTGCTGAGCACCAAGGGCTCAGCGGAGCCTGGCCCGTGGCGCACAGATCGCACGCCGTACCTGCGCGAGCCGATGGAATGCCTGAGCCCTACCAGCCCCTACCGGCGCGTGGTGCTGATGTTCGGCAGTCAGCTCGGCAAGACCGAAGTGGTGCTCAACTGGCTCGGCGCAATCATTCACCTGTGGCCGGCCCCGACGCTGTTGGTGCAGCCGACGCTGGACATGGCAAAGCGTCTCAACCGGCAGCGACTTGAGCCCCTGCTGCGTGAGACACCAGTGCTGTCTGAACTGATCGCACCGGCCCGGGCACGCGACTCAGGAAACACCATGTTTCTGAAGGAGTTCAGAGGCGGACTGTTTGTGCTTACCGGCGCCAACAGCGGCAGCGGTCTGCAGTCGATGCCTGCGGCCTACCTGTTGGCCGATGAGGTCAGCTCCTACCCGTTCGAGGCCGACGACAAGGGCGATCCGCTCGAGAACGCCGAAGCTCGAACCTCCACCTTTCCGATGGGCAAGGTGCTGATCACCAGCACACCAGGCACCCGTGGCATGTGCCGCATCACGCACGAGTTCGAGCAGCGCAGTGATCGCCGGCAGCTGGCCATGCGGATGCCTTGCTGCGGTGCCCTCGAGGTGCTGCGCTGGCGTGAGCACATGAAATGGGACACCCCCGATGGGGAAGTGTTCGCGCAGTGCCCAGCCTGCGGTGAGCGCGTGAGCGAGCACCACAAAACATCCATGCTCACTGGCGCCCAGTGGCAAGCGACCGCCAAGGGCGATGGCATCACTGCCGGCTTTCATCTGCCCGCCTGGTACGCACCGGCTGGCTGGACCAGCTGGGGGCAGATCCGTAATGAATTCCTCAGGGCCAAGACTGACCCGCTGCTGTTGAAAGGCTGGGTGAACAAACGGGCCGCTGAGGCTTGGGAGGATGAGGCAGTGGCCGCCATCAACGCCGATGGCCTCATGGCCCGGGCGCAGGGCGACGGCTACAGCAGCGGCACCTGCCCCGAGGGCGTCGTGCTCCTGCTCATGGCGGTAGACGTCCAGGACACCTGGCTCGAAACCACCGTCTGGGGCTTTGGCCGCGGCGAGGAGATGTGGCGCATCTGGCACCAGAAGGTCGAAGGCAGCCCGGCCTACGACGACGTGTGGCAGCAGATCGACAGCATCCGCAAGACGCAATGGCCACGCGAAGGTGGCGGCATCCTCACCGTGCGCCACTGCGCTGTTGATACCGGCGGCCACTTCACACAAGAGGCTTATGAGTTCTGCCGGGCCCGAGCGGCCGAGGGCGTGGTGGCGATCAAAGGCAGCAGCACCAAGGCAGCACCGGCCCTGGGCAAGGGCAGCAAGGTGGACGTGAACTGGCGCGGCCGGCTGGTGAAGAAAGGCCTGATGCTCTACATGGTCGGCGGCGACACGCTGAAGCGCACGATCTACGCCCGCCTGAAGAAAGACAGCACCGGCCCGGGCAGTATCCACTTCGGCAACGACGTGACCGAGGAGTTCCTGCAGGGACTCACCTGCGAACGACTGGTGCCCAAGACCGTGAAGGGCTTTCAGGTGCTCACATGGGAGAAGCCCAGCGGTGCCCGCAACGAACCGCTCGATCTATGCGTCTATGCGCTGGCAATGCTCGAACTGGTGAAGCGCCGCTACAACAGAGCGACCATGTGGGATCAATTAGAGGCTGCAGCTGCTGAACAACGACAAACAACCACAGCAAAGCCACCGGCAAGACGTCGCAGAGCCCCTTCAGCTGGGCCTGGGTTCGTCGATGGCTGGTGAGCGCAGCGCGGCCTCGATCATGAAGGCGGCGAGGTTCGAGACCGTGCGCGACTGGTCTGCGGCCCGCTGCCTGAGCTGCTCTGCGACTGCTGGCGGCAGCACCACCTGGACCCGTACCCCTTGCGCCATGCTCTGATCGTGGTATGTTGTGGGTGTGATCGCACTGCGATCTGCCCACAGGCTACCCCGAATGGAGGACTACTACCGCTCTGCCGCATGGCAGCGCAAGCGACAGCAACGACTCGAACACGATCAGCACACCTGCCAAGGCTGCGGCATCACGCAGCAGCAACTGGTCGAGCTGAGTTGGCCTGCCCTGCAGGTCCACCACCGCAATGCCGGACCACCGGACTTTCGCTACCCGTCTTTCGGCCACGAGCCGCTGTCAGACCTTCTGACGCTGTGCTCCGAGTGCCACGACGGCATCACCAATTCAGTCCGCCGCCAACGCTTCAAGCTCGACCCACGCAAGCAAGTGCCTGCTGTTCACGTCTCAGCACCATCACTGACACCACCCACAAGAACACCGCGACGCAATGTCCAATCTCCCAGAGATCAAGATCCACATGCAGGGCGTGAGCCCATTGCTGTGCCACAACGGTCAGACCGCCGATCCGCGAAATACCTACGCCAAGGCGATGAAGGCCGTGAGCAGCAAGCGCAAAAAGGTTGATGCCGACTTCGACGAATTGGCGCGGCTTGAGTGGCTGGCCGGCATCTACCGCTCAGCCGATGATCTGGTCATCCCTGACTACGTGATCGAGAGCGCCATGATCGCTGGCGCCAAGAAGAGCAAGCGCGGGCCTCAGGCCAAATGCGGCCTGTTCTTCACCCAGCACGCGACGCTGATTTTTGACGGCAAGCCACACGAGATCAACGACGACACGCTGGCTGGCATGTTCGAGTCAGGCTATTACACACATACGATTGGCGTGCGTGTCGGTATGGCGAAGGTGATGCGCACCCGGCCAATCTTCCGCAGCTGGGGCTGCATCGCATTTGCCCAGTACGACCCCGACGTGCTGAACCTGCGCGACATTGAGGAGATCGCCGCCGATGCCGGCAAGCTAGTTGGCATCGGTGATTGGCGACCGAAGCATGGCCGCTTTCATGCGGAAGTGGTCTGATGCACTGGGCATCCGCAAGGTGTAAGCCCCAGCGCGACGCGGCATGGCGTGATCGGTTCTGGTTAGGAGCGGCAAGGCGGGTTGGGCCGGGCTTGGTCGGGTATGGGCCACAGACGGTGGCACGGAGGGTCTTCCCTCCCTGCCATCCTCACGGATGGTTGCAGGTCCGGCATGGTCCGGCGTGGCGTGGCTGGACAGGGCATGGCCCGGTTGGGCGGGGTTAAGCAAGGGCCACAGACGGTGGCACAGAGGGCTTCAGCCCTCTCTGCCATCCTCAACGGATGGTCGTGGCGAAGCCCGGCGCGGCGTGGCATGACTCAACGCGGCGGAGCACGGCGTGGCACGGCATGGCAGGGGGCACCTCCGGTGGCAGTAGCGGCGTGAGGGCTTATCCCTTGCGCCGCTTACACTATTTGCAGTTGTGCGGGCTTAAAAGTGACTATCCCCGCCGAAATCGTCGCTGGCAGCACTTCCGTCTGGATTGAGCCGGCGGCCACAGATCCATCTGGCGATCCAGCTACATCAGCCAGCTGGACGCTGCAGATTGCTTTTCGCACGAACACCGCAGGCGAAGGCGCCACGGTCAACGGATCTGCTCGATCTGATGGTGGCTGGGATGTAGCCCTATCGGCTGCCACTACCACCAGCTGGGATGCAGGCATTTGGTACTGGCAGACCAAGATCACCAGCGGCAGCGATGTGGTGATCGTCGGTAGCGGTACTACGACCGTTCTGCCATCGCTCAGCTACACCGGCGACCCAACAGCATTCGATGGCCGCAGCCAAGCTGAGAAAGATCTGGAGGCGGTGCAGGCCGCCATCCGGGCGATCATCAGCAAAGGCGCCAAGCAATACAGCATCGGCAGCCGCAGCTACACGAGCATGGATCTCGGCCAGCTGATGCAGCGTGAAGCGCAGCTGAAAGCGATCGTTGCGCGTGAACGTGCAGCAGAGAAGGCCGCGCAGGGCTTGGGTGATCCGATGAACATGTTCGTGAGGTTCGGCTGATGGCTAAGCGCAAGATCACGCCAGAGCCTCAACAGCAGGCCATCACCACACGCAAGCCCCGCCGCGCCTATGAAGGCGCCATCGTCAACCGCCTGACCCACGGATGGGTCACCAGCGCCACCAGCGCCGATGCTGAGATCGACGGCAGCCTAGTCAAGCTGCGCGATCGTTCACGTCAGCTCCGCCGTGATTCCCCCTACGTTCGCCAAGCGATCCGCGCAATTGGCGCGAATGTCATCGGCCGCGGCATCCGGATGCAGTCCCGCGTGATGATGGCCCGCGGCGGTCGGCTCAACGAACCGCTCAACCGTCAGATCGAATCAGCTTGGACCAGCTGGAGTCACGCGGATCGCTGCCACGTTGCCGGCAAGCTCAGCCTGCCCGAAATCCTGCGCGTTGCCATCGAGGCGATGGCAGAATCCGGTGAGGTGTTCATCCGCATCGTCGATGAATCCTTCGGCCGCAGCAGGGTGCCCCTGGCGCTCGAGGTGATCGAGGCCGACTACTGCGATGAGGGCAAGACTTCCGGCCCTGATGCGCAGGGCAACGAGTGGCGCATGGGCGTCAAGGTCAACCGCTGGGGCCGCCCAATCTCCTACGCCTTTCGCGATCGGCATCCAGGCGACATCACCAACGGCATCGGTTATCGCGTCACAGAGGTGCCGGCCGATCAGATCATTCACCTCTTCATCACCGAGCGGCCCGGCCAGTCCCGTGGCGTGCCATGGGCAGCCAGCGCCGTGAAGCGCCTGCATCACCTGTCCGGCTATGAGGAGGCTGAGGTGGTACGTGCCCGGGCCAACAGCTCCCTGATGGGCTTCATCCAATCGCCAGAGGGTGAGCTACATGGCGACGATGTGGAAGACGGCGATCAAGTGACGCGATTCGAGCCTGGCGTGTTCAAATACCTGGCGCCCGGCGAAACAGTCAGCATCCCGCAGCTGGATGCCCCTGATGGTCAGTTTGAGCCGTTCCTCCGCGCCATGCTTCGCGGCGTGGCGGCCGCCATCGGCTGCAGTTTCGAAACCATCAGCCGCGACTTCAGTCAGTCCAACTACAGCAGCAGCAGGCTGAGCCTGCTCGAGGACCGTGAGCACTGGCGGATGCTGCAGGACTACATGATCGAGCACCTGCTGCAGCCTGTGTTCGATCGTTGGCTGGCCGCGGCCACCGGCGTTGGACAGCTCAACCTGCCGGGCTATGACAGCCAGCCCGAGCGCTATGAGTCGGTCCGCTGGTATCCCCGCGGATGGGCATGGGTCGATCCGCAGAAGGAGGTGGATGCCTACACCAAGGCGGTCCGCTCCGGCTTTAAGACGCAGGCTGAGGTAGTGGCCGAAGGTGGTGGCGACATCGAGGATCTGCTGGTGGCCCGCGCCGCTGAAGTCGATCGGGCTGAGCAGCTTGGCCTGCAGTTTGAAACCAACCCAGCCGATGATCAACAAGGCGGCGCACCTGATGCCACACCCGATCCGGTGCAGACTGAACCAGATCAGTCAGCCTGATGGCCAACGTCAACGGCACCGAGATCAACCTCATGCCCACCGAAGGCATGAGGGAGGAGGCCAGGCGCTATCGCGCATGGAAGGCTGACGGCGAAGCTGGCGGCACTGATGTGGCTGCACGCCGAGCTAGCCAGATCCTCTCCGGTGATGAGCTCAGCCCTGACACGGTGATCACCATGGCCGCATGGTTCGCCAGGCATGAGGTGGACAAGCAAGGCCAGGGTTTTAGCCCCGATGAAGATGGCTACCCCTCAAACGGTCGCGTCGCGTGGGCCGCATGGGGCGGCGACCCCGGCCAGACATGGGCGACAGCTAAGGCCGAGACCATTAAACGAGCGCAGGAGCGCAAGGGCATGGGCGACGAAGCCCGGCCCTATCCGAACGAACACGCTGCCAGACTCGCTGATCCTGATCGCTTTGATGAGTTCAGCCGCGTCAAAGATGAAGGCGGCCCTGGCATTGATTTCATCTATGGGATCAACGGCGATGATCCCATCGAGATTCAGGCGATTCGATTCGATGCAGCCCGCTACACAGTGGCCGAAGCAAAGGCCTGGCTCACTGAGCATGACTTCACGCCGATATTGTTCGAGCCCGCAACGGATAGCATGAGTCCAAGATCAGAGGATCAGGAAGTGGAACTGCGCGAGCTCAACCATCAGCCCCTCTACCGCTCAGCGGTGGTGGCTGAGGTTGCGCGTGCTGCTGAGGATCCTGATGTTGTTGAGTTCACCTTTAGTTCTGAGCAGCCGGTTGAGCGCTACTTCGGCATGGAGGTGCTGAGCCACGATCCCAGCGCCATGAACATGGAGCGCCTCAATAGCGGCGCTGCCCCATGGCTGTGGAATCACAATCCTGAGGTGGTTCTTGGTGTTGTTGAGCGGGCATGGATGGGTGACGATCGCCGCGGCCGCGTGCGCACCCGTTGGAGCCCCAACACCAGGACAGAAGGCAGCGAAGAATACAAGCGCCGGCAGGACTGGGAGAGCGGCACTATCCGCAACGTCTCCTTCATGTATTCCATCGACGAACCGCTCGACACCACAAGTCGCGATGGCTTCGCAGTGGTGACACGGTTCACCCCGATGGAAGTCTCGGCTGTCAGCATCCCTGCTGATCACACCGTTGGCCAAGGCCGTAAGGCCGGCCACACCAGCAGCACCAGCCCGCCTGATGCTGCCGCGGCCC